CTTGGAGTATCAAAAAGTTTTAGTTATCTTAGAGAAAAAGTTCAAAAAGCAAAAAATAATCCTTCATCACTACCAAATCTTTTATGCAAAGATTTTAATGTTCGTCAAACAGGTTCGGCTGCATGGTTGAAGTTTGAAGAATTGAATAATGAAAAAACTTATGAAGAAGTATTTGATTGCTATTGTATAGGAGGATGTGATTTAAGTTCAACAACAGACTTAACTTGTGCTACTTTAATATTTTATCATCAAAAAGAGATAAAAGTTAAACAGATGTACTTTTTACCAGAAAATGCTTTAGAAGAAAGAGTGAAAGAAGACCAAATACCATATGATATTTGGAAAAATCTCGGATTTCTTAGAACAAGTATGGGTAGTAAAGTTGATTATCATGATGTTACATTATGGTTTGTCGAACAAGTTGAAAAATATGGATTAAGACCACTATGGGTAGGATATGATAGTTGGAATGCACAATACTGGTGCGATGAAATGAAAGAATATGGATTTGATATGGTTGAAGTAAGACAAGGGGCTAAAACATTCAGCAGTCCGATGAAACAATTGAAAGCCGATTTAATTGATAAAAAAATAAATTACAATAACAATCCAATCCTGAAATGGTGCCTAAGTAATGTTCAAATAAAAAGTGATGATAATGAAAATATAAGACCAATTAAAGCAAAATCTAGATCAAGAATAGATGGAGCGGTATCATTAATTGATGCCTATGTTGTTTTTATTAATAATTATCAAGATTATATGACGATGGCTGGAGGTGATGAGTAAATGAAAAAGAGAAGTTTATTTAAAAAAGTTTTTGGCAGTGATAAAAATACTCAATTTGGCAGTAGATTAATTCTTTTAAATAATTATAATGCAACTTGGAGTAAATATAATGGAAGGAACTATGAAAATATAACTATTCGTTCTTGTATAGATACTATTGCAAGAAATGGTGCTAAGTTAAATCCTAAGCACATAAGAAAAACAGAAAATAAATTAGAATCTTTAAATCAAAATATACAAAGAATCATAAGCGAACAGCCTAATGAATTAATGAATGCATATGATTTTTATTATAAAGTAATATCTCTTCTTTATTTAAATGAAGATGTATTTGTTTACGTTATGAGAGATGAAAATGAAAATTTAATTGGGTTATATCCTATCAATTCTAATTGTGTTGAATTATTAGAATATGCAGATGAAATTTATGTTAGTTTTAAATTTAGAACTGGTAAATATAGAACTGTTGCATATAAAGATATAATTCATCTAAGAAGACATTTTTGTGAAGATGATATATATGGTGGTTCTAATAAGCCTATAATCGAAGCACTATCTTTTCAACATGTTTTAAAAGAAGGCATTGTAAATGCTATTAAGACCACAATGGGAATTAAAGGTATTTTAAAATCAACTAAAGCAATGTTGAAACCAGAAGATATAAAGAAAAATAGAGACCAATTTGTAAAAGATTTTATTGATAATGAAGAAAATGGAACAGGAATAGCAGGACTTGACGCATCTACTGATTTTAAAGAGATTAATATAAATCCAATGGTTGCTACCGATTCACAAATGGCAGAATGTAAAAATGATATTCTAAACTACTTCGGATTGAATGAAAATATTATTAAGTCAAAATATACAGAAGAAGAATGGAATGCTTTTTATGAATCTATTCTTGAACCCATTGCACTTCAAATGAGTTTAGAATTTACAAATAAAATTTTTACACTCGGAGAAAGATATCATGGAAATAAAATTTACTTTGAGTCAAATAGAATGCAATATGCTAGCAATAAAACAAAAATCGAAGTTGCTAGATATATGAATAATTATTTGACTAAAAATGAAATTAGGGAAATATTTAATTATGCTCCAGTACCAGATGGAGATGTATTTATGCAAGACTTAAATCATATTGATGGTAGTATAGCTAATAGTTATCAAGGAGGTGACAAAAATGAATAAAGAAATAAGAATGTTAAATGTTGAGTTTAAAGCAGTAGAAAATGATGATGGGAAGATGATTATAGAAGGTTATCCTATAATGTTTAATACTCCAGCCACTCATTGGGGAATGACTGAAGTTATAGATCCAGGAGCACTTGATAGTACTGATATGTCAGATGTACCATTAAAATATAACCATGAAGATAGCCATTTACTTTTAGCAAGAACAAGAAATGGAAGTTTAAAATTTGAAAAAGATAGTATTGGATTAAAAATGATAGCAGAACTCATAGATACACAGTCTAATAAGGATATTTATAAATCGGTTAAAGCAGGTCTTTTAGATAAAATGTCATTTGCTTTTACTACCGAAAGAGAAGAATATGATTATCAAACAGATACAAGAAAAATATTATCTATAGATAAGTTATATGACGTATCTGTTGTTGATGTCCCATACTATGATTCTACTTCAGTATTTGCTAGAAATTTAGATAATTCTAAAGATTACTTCGATAAGATGGTAAAAGAAAAAGAAAGAAGAAATCTCATTAATAAATTAAAAAGAGATGAATTATTAAATAGATTATAATTCCGAAAGAAACACTCCTGGACAGGCAGTGTTTTTCTAATTTTGGATAAAATGGATAGGAATTTTAATAAATGCTGGATAGCATTATAAAGAAAAAATAGATCTATTAGAAGGAGGATAAAAATGAATAGACTAGAAGAAATAAGAAAAAGGAAAACTGAATTAAGAGAGCTTTTAGAAGATGAAACAAAAGAAGTAAACCTTGATGAAGTGAAAAAAGAACTTGATTCATTAGATGCCGAAGAAAAACAACTTGTAGTTGAAGAAGAGTTGAAAAAAGATGAAGAGGAAAGAAAAGAAAGAGCAGAAATTGCTAAAAGCCTTGAATCAAGAGATTTAAAAAATGTAAAGAAAGTAGAGGTAAGAAAAATGAACGAAGAAAAGAAATTTACTGTTTCTAGTCCTGAATATAGAAATGCTTGGGCTAAGAAATTATTAAAATATCCTGAAGAAAGATTTACAGAAGATGAAAAAAGAGCATTAGGAGATGCAGTAACTACAACTGCTACTGAATATGTTGCAGCAGCTGAAGGTGCTAATGGTATAAATAATGGAGGACTTTTAATACCTACAAGTGTTAGAACTGAAATTTTAGAAATAATTAATCAAATTTCACCATTCTTTAATGATATAAGAAAATTCCAAGTTGTAGGAAATATGGAACTACCTTTCTTAGATGAAGCTGATGATTCTTCTTGGTATGCAGAAAATACTGAAACTGATAACGAAGGACAAAAATACGCATCAGTTAAATTAACAGGTAATGAACTTGCTAAAGATGTTGTTGTTACATGGAAACTTGAAAATATGGCAGTTGATTCATTTATTCCATTTATCGAACAAGAAATTGCTCATAAGATGGGTAAAGCACTAATTAAAGCTGTTTTATATGGTGATGGTAATAATAAAGCAACCGGGGCTTTACATGGATTAACAGCAATTAAAGGTGAAGATCCTATTGACACTATTGTTAAAACTTATAAGTCATTAGAAAATGATTTTAGAATTGGTGCAAAAGCATACATCTCTACAGATGTGAATATTGATATTGTCGGATACAAAGATAATAATGGTAACTATCCATTTATCAATGGCGCACCAACTAATAAATTAGTTACTATTGAAGTTGATCCATTCCTAGAAGGTGGAGATATCTTAGTGGGAAATCCATCTTACTATATCCTTAACGAGTCAGAGCCTCTATCAATCGCTAGAGAATCTCATGTAAAAGGTAGAAAGACTACTTATGGCGGATATATGGTTGCGGATGGTAAACCAAGACCTAAGGCATTTGCTAAAGGTGAATATGTACCTACTGTTTAGTAGAAAAGAGGTGAAGAGATGCTAGAAGATTTAAGAAAAACTTTAGGTTTCAATAATAATGAGTATGATAATATTATAAATAGTTATATTGAAGCTGCAAAATTAGACTTAGAAATGGCTGGCATCTCTAAGTCTAAAATTGTTGAAACAGATAAATTAATATATTCCGCTATTATGACATATGTAAAATCTAATTTTGATATAGAAAATGCTGAAATGTTTGCTGATTCTTATTTGTTACAAAAAGATCAATTAAGACATTATCCTAGTTATACACAATGAAATACACAGAAGTTTTATATTTAATTGAAAAAAATCAAATAACCGATGAGATAGGCAACATTAGCTATTCAAACAAATTTGTAGAACATAAAACATATGCAAAAATGCAAAAAGTTGGAACAAACGAATTTTACAATGCTATATCAGTAGGGATAATACCTACATATGAATTTATAATTAGATTATCTAATTTCAACAATGAAACCGAGGCTAAATATAATAATGAAATTTTTTCTATAATAAGAACAATACCAATGCATAAAACAAACGAAATTGTATTGGTTTTAGGTAAGAAAACTGGTGTAAATAATGATTAAGGAAAATTTGTTAGAAATAAATGCTCTTTTGAAAGAATATACAGAAGAAATTCAAGAAGGTATATCTAATAAAGCAGTTGAGATTGCTGATGAATGTGTGAATAAGTTAAAAAAAACTAAAGGTACATATACAATTAGGACAGGAGAATATAATAAATCCTGGACTAAAAATGTAACTAAAGGCAGCAATTTTGTGAATGTTAAAATTCACAATAAAAAGCATTATAGGTTAACTCATTTGCTAGAAAATGGACATATTACCAGAAATGGTAAAAGAACCAAAGCATTTCCTCATATTGCTCCAGTAGATGACTATGGAAGTAAAAAGTATAAAAAAGAAGTGGAGGACTTGATACAAAATGGAAGTAAGTAAATTATATGAACTTTTATTAACGGTAAATTTACCTGTTGCCTACAATCATTTTATAGAAGATAGTAACAATAAATCAGTCAATCCACCATTTATTCTTTATGATATGATAAAACCAGATAATTTTTTCGCAGATGATAATAATTATTTTATGGGTAATCATTTTATTGTATATTTAGTTACAGAAAAGAAAGATTTAAAATTAGAGTCTAAACTAGAGACTCTTTTTTTTGATAATAATATTCCATTTGAAAAAGGTGATGGAGATTATATCGAAAATGAAAGAATATATCAAATCGATTATTCAATTTAAAGGAGGAAAAAATGAAAGTTAAATATGGATTAAGAAATGTTGTCTATGCAAAAGCGACTATTGATCTAGATACTAATAAATACACATATGCAGAACCTAAGAAAATACCAGGAGCAGTAAATCTTACATTATCTCCAACTGGTGATTCTAATGATTTTTTTGCAGATGATATTGTTTATTTTTCAGATACTGCAAATCAAGGCTACGAAGGAGATCTTGAAATCGCTCTTGTTCCAGAATCATTTCTAACGGAGATACTTGGATTTGAAAAAGATTCTAATGGAGCATTGATAGAAAATGCAGAAGCATTAACATCTCCGTTTGCACTTGGTTTTGAAGTTCAAGGAGATGAAAAAGGAAGAAGAACTTGGTTATATAACTGTAATGTAGCAAGACCAAATCAAGATGCTGCAACCCAGGAAACTTCAAGAACACCTTCAACAGAAACATTATCAATGAAAGCCCTTCCTAGAATAACTGACAAGGCTGTAAAAGCCTCATTAGCATTAACAGAAGAAAATAAAAGTATATTTGAGTCATTCTTTGATTCTGTTTATGAAAGAACAACAACTAGCGTGTAGTCGGGGGTGCTTATAAAAAAGCACCTCTTTTTTATATTTTGTGAAAGGGGTGAATTAACATGGCAAAAAAGATAAAAGGAATTACTATTGAAATTGATGGTAATACTACAAAATTATCTGATTCTTTGAAAACAGTTAATAAAAACATATATTCTGTTCAATCAGAATTAAGAGAAGTTGATAAATTATTAAAGCTAGACCCAGGCAATACCGAATTGATAGCCCAAAAACAAAAACTTTTATCAGAAGCAGTGGAAAACACTTCAGATAAATTAAAAACTCTGAGAGATGCAAAAAAACAGGCTGACAGTCAATTTAAAAATGGCGATATAGGAGAAGATGCATTTAGAGAACTAGAAAGAGAGATAGTCAAAACAGAACAAAGTCTTCAAAAATTAAAAAATCAGTCTAAAGATACTTCTTCTGTTATGGAAAAATTAAAAACTGCAGCTTCTGGTGCGAAAACTGGTATTAAAACAATAGGAGAAATAAGTTCTACCGTTGCTAGTGGTATAAAAGTTGCAGCTAGTGCAGCAACTGCTTTAGGTGGTGCATTAGTGGCTGCTGAGACTTCGACAAGAGAATATCGTAGTGATTTATCTAAATTAGAAACTAATACAAACAAAGCAAATTTAAATTTTGATACTATGAAAGATAATTTATCAGGATTAGTTGCCTTGACAGATGAAACAGATTCATCTATTGAAGCATTATCAAATTTAATGCAAACCGGATTCGATGATACAGGTATTCAACAAACATTAGATAGTTTAAGTGGTGCAATCATATCTTTTCCAGATACATTAAAGATAGAAAGTTTAGCAGATGGTTTACAGGAAACATTAGCAACAGGTGCTGCTACAGGACAATTTGCAGAATTACTAGAAAGATGTGGCATGAATCTTGATGAATTTAATGAAGGGTTAAAGAACACTACAACTGCTGCCGAAAAGCAAGAATATGTATTAGAAACACTTGCAAAAACAGGAATGGCAGATGTTAGTTCTGCTTATAAGGATGCTAATAAAAATATGCTATCATTAAAAGAATCACAATTTGCTCTAAATGATAGTATAGCCAAATTTGGTGCAGCTATGGAACCAATAGAAGCTCAGGTAATGTCATATGGTGCAACCATTGTAGAAGGCTTGGCTTCAGCATTTGAAAGTGGTGGTATTGAGGCAGTGGCATCAGAATTAGGTAATGTTTTATCTGATGTATTTTCTGAGATAACTAATTATATTCCACAAATAATACAAATAGGTACACTGATTATTCAAAATTTAATTACAGGTATTTCTAATAATTTACCTCAAATAATTGAGTGTGCAATTTTGGTTATAAATCAATTAATAACAGCAATTATTGGGATGTTGCCACAATTGTTACAAATGGGAATAACTTTAATAATTGAATTATCACAAGGAATTATTAAGCAAATCCCTTCACTTATACCAATAATTATTGATGCAATAATTTTAATTGTCGAAACATTAATCGATAATATTGATTTAATAATTGACTCTGGTATTCAACTAGTTGGTGCATTAATAGAAGGTATTTTTAATGCTTTACCTAATTTAGTCGCAAAATTGCCTGAGTTGATAATAAAAGTAGCAACAACATTATTAAATTTAATAGTTATTCAGATACCAAAACTTGGAATTGAAATTGTAAAGAAAATTATTGATGGTTTACTTAGTTATTGGCAAACTATGATTTCAAAGATAAGAGAATTTTTTCAGGGAACAATATTTGAACCTATAGTTAATAAAGTAACAGATATGGTTAGTGTTGGTTTAAATTTAGTACAAGGATTATGGGAAGGATTAAAAAATTCCATGTCTTGGATAAAAAATAAAATTAAATCTTGGGTAGGAGATGTACTAAGTTTTATAAAAAAATTATTTGGAATAAATTCTCCTGCAAAAACTACTATGCTAGATGGTAAATTTCTAGCACAAGGATTAGGCGTAGGCATAATAAAAGAAATACCGAAAGTCCAATCTGATGTAGAAAAAGCAATGGGACAATTATCATCATCAGTATCTTCATCATTAAATCCAGTTATTAATCCACAAGCCAATAGTAATCCATTAATTTTGCAAATAGAAAACTTTAATAATAATAGAGATACAGATATTCAAGCATTATCAGAAGAATTGGAATTTTATAGAAAACAAAGTGCTTTAGCGAAAGGAAGTAGTTAACATGGTTTTATGGAATAATATAGATTTAAGAAAAAAAGGAATAATAGTAGAGAAAACTCCAACTATTTCAAAAGGAAAAAAAAGAATTGATACTTATACAATAGAAGGCAGAGATGGATTTGTTAGTATTGATTCTGGTAATTATGATCCATTTGTAGTTAGTGTAGAGTGTCATTTTGATCCTATGAAAACTAACTTAGATGAAATTAAAACATTTTTAGATGGGTATGGTGTGGTTTCTTTTGATGGAAAGAGAGAATATACTGCTATAATTCAGAATTCTATTCCTTTTGAAAAGGTAGCCAGATTTCGTTCTTTTCTTATTCAATTTTTGTGTAATCCAATAGCTTATGAAATTAGTTCCGAAACTGTAAAAGTGGATTCAAGTTCATTTTCATTTAATATTAGTGAAGCAAACTATAAAATGTATCCAATTATAAAAATTACTGGAACTGGTAATATAGATATAACAATAAATAATAAAACATTTAAACTTTTAGATATAAGTGGTGAATGTTTATTAGATTGTGAAAACCAAGTTATTACACAAAATAGTATAAATATATCAAACAAGATGTTATATAATTTTCCATCTCTTGCTCCAGGAAAAAATATTATTAATTATAGTGGAAATGTAACAGAATTCACGATTACATACAGAAAGGCATACTTGTAATATGAATATTTATCTAGCTAATTGTGAAAATTTTAATAATAATGGACTTGGTTTTTTAAAAGATTGTTTAAGTGCTAATGTGACACATGAAATAAATGGAATTTATGAACTTAATTTTGAGTATCCATTAAATACTAATATGATAGATTATTTGATTGAGGATAATATAGTAAAATGTAATGTAGGAAATGATAATTATCAACTTTTTAGGATTAAGCATATTCAAAAAACATTTAAAACTATTAAAGTAAATGCCCCTCACATTTTTTATGATTTATCTTCAAATTTTATTGAAGACTGTGCTCCAACAAAATTAACTGCGGATGTATTCGGTAATTGGATTTTGGATAGAACAACAATTAATAATAAATTTAGATTTTCAACTAATCTAGCAGATGTAAAATCTGCTAGATATGTTAGAAGAAATCCTGTTGAGTGTATTATGGGAAACATTGATAATTCAATGCTTTCTCTATTTAATGCTGAAATAATAAGAAATAACTTTGATATTAATATTGTAGATAGAATCGGAAATGATAACAATGTAAAACTTTCAATTGGTAAAAATATAAAAGAAATAAATATATCAATTGATTCTAGTTCTATTTTTACCAAAGTTATGCCTGTTGGATATGATGGATTATTACTTCCAGAAAAATATGTTGATTCACCATTAATTGATAATTATATTTTTCCCAAAATATGTAAATATAATTTTGATAATATAAAATACGATGAAACCGCAGATGATGCTTACCACACTTTGGATGAAGCATATGAAGCAATGATAAATGCAACTAATGATCTTTATGAAAAAGGATTAGATAAACCAACTATTAATGTAAAAATTAATTGGTTAGAACTATCTAAAACTAGGGAATACTATGAAAAATATCATTATTTAGAAAAAATTGAACTTGGCGACACAGTTCATGCTGATTTGTTAGGATTGACATATACTGCTAGAATAACAAAAACAATTTACAATGTCTTAACAGATAAAATTGACAGTTTTGAAGTTGGTAGTACAAAAAATACTATTAATACCACTTTAAATTTAGTAAGGGATGAGATTGTAAAATCAAATCCTAATGATATATTAATTAAAGCAAAAGAAGATGCTACAAAATTAATAACTTCAGCAATGGGAGGATTTATTTATAAGACACAAAATGAATTGTTTATAATGGATACTAACAATCTTAATACAGCACAAAAAGTTTGGAGATGGAACCTCAATGGTTTGGGATATTCAAATAATGGTATAAATGGTCCTTATGAAATAGCGATAACACAAGATGGAAAAATTGTTGCAGATTTTATTACTACAGGAAAATTAAATACTGATGTTATAGAAGGATATAACGAACTACTATTAAATGTATCTAAAATAAACAACCAAATAATCCCTACATCACAAGTATCAGGATCATACATTCATGTAGAAGACAGTGCAGATGTTCCTTTGATTAATTTGGAAATTGAGGGTAAGAGTGAGCAGGAGACTAGAAGTGGGAAGAATATGTTAAATGTAGAAGAAGAATTACTTTTTACAAGAAGCAAAACAATAAATGTAAATTTACCTGCAGGTACATATCATATAACCTGTAAATCAGTATCATCAGATGATGAGACATTTAAGCCTACAATTAGAATAAATGACAATAATATTATTCGTTTATTAAGCGATAATTGTAATATATCTGTTACTTTAACACAAGCTGAAAGTACTATTTATTTATATTCAAAGACCGACTATCCTACAAGTGCAGGGATTTCTTGTGCTATCAATCAATTAATGATTAGTGCAGACGGTGGTGATTACGAACAATATGGAGCAAGTCCTAGTCCAGATTATCCTAGTGAGATTAGAAGTGTTGGTTATGAGAATTTATACGATGAAAAATTAATTCCTGAAAATTACTACTATAATGCTAATGGAGTAAAAACTAATCATTCATATAAATTTATCAACAAAAAAATAACTGATATCGATGAGAATATGACTATTTCTTTTAAAGAAATATTAGGTGCCGGAGCATCAAATGGCTATGTTAGATTTTTTGAATTCGATATAAATGATACCTTTATAAAGAGAACATTAATAAATTCAAATAAAACAGTTACTCTAGAAGAGAATACAAATTATGTTATTGTTTCTGTTGATGCAGATGAGAATAATGCTTATTTTGAAGAGTTATTAATTACTAAGGGTACAAAAATACATAAGTATATAACTTTTGGTAAATATGGAATTGAATTTGAAGTGACTGGTAAAAATTTATGCAATGGAATAAGTCAAGGTTTTTATTTAAATGCAGCAGTTACTCAATGTGGTGTTACTAGTAGTGATACAGGGTTAGTTATTCCTATAAATGGTGAAAAGAACTTTACAATATCATCTAAAATATCTCAAGTAAGATATAGAGTTGCTTGCATAGATACAATACCAGTTGGTGATTTACCTATTACTGCGTATAATGGCATAAATAAAGATGGAACATCTGAAAGTATTACTATTGATACAAGCAATTATACTTACCTAGTAGTTAATGCTACTGATTTAACACAAATTCAGGTTGAGATAGGCAGTAAAGTAACTGAAATTGAAGAATACAAATCAACGAAAATTCAATTTGTATTAGATGAACCATTAAGAAGTTTACCAGACGGAACAAAAGATGTATCATACATTCAAAATGGAAAGATATATCTTGAAAGACATATTATAGATTTAACACTCAATGGTACTGAAAATATGTTAGCAGGACAATATGGAACTAATGCTTATAAAATAACACCAGCATTAATGCCAAATAATGATAGAGCAAAGTGTGAAGTAATGTCAAATACATTCTTAGGAGTATCGCATGCAGATAGAGCAAATTACAAAAGTAATTATATATATGTTGATGGAAGAGATTTATATTTCAGAAATACGGATTTCGATAGTATCGATGATTTTAGAACATATCTTTCAGAAAACAACGTGAAAGTTCAATATAAATTGGCGACAATATTAGTTAAGACAGAAGAACTAGGCGAAATAGAAATGCCTAGCACATTTAAAGGTGTAAGCAATATAGCTACTACTGATGAACTAGAACCTATTATTAATTTAGAATATGTAAGAAATACTACTTTATCAAGTTATGTTGAAGGACAAGTAAATAATTCACAAGTAATTATTCGTAATGAAATGAATGCAAAATTTGTTTTGCAACAAGAAAATATAGATTTAGAACTATCTAAAAAAGTTAATAATAAAGAAATAATCGCTGCTATAAACATGTCTACAGAATCCTTAGATGATGGATCTAATCTTCAAATCAAAGCAGATAAAATAGATTTAAAAGGTAAGAAAATAGATTTAACATCCGATGAAATTACTATCGAATCAGATAATTTTTCTGTAACAAAAGAGGGTAAAGTAACCGCTAAAAGTGGTGAAATAGGAGGCTTTACTTTAGAACCAGATAAATTTACAGCAAAAATAAGCACAACATACACTTTTACCTTAGATGATCTAAATAAAGTGATGGCATACATACAGGATGAAGAAACACTTTCAGATGAAGAACTAGAAAAGTATGATATCAATGGCGATGGAGTAGTAGATAAATTAGATTTATTAGCGATGAATAGAATGTACTACGAATATATTTCAAACGTAATAACTGGTCTATTAGAAATCAACTCAACACAAACGCAAAGAACTTTTGTCTTAAGAGATGAAAACGGAAAAATAAAAACTTCTGTAGGACTTAATGGTATAGTAACTCCGAATCATTCTTGCGAGCATTTTACTTTGAATGGAATAGAACAACCACAAATTCAAAGTGGAACAAATTTACCAGAAACGGTAACTGATGGTGTTGTATTTTTGTTATATAGTGAGTAGGTGAAATAATGGCATTACAAACAAAAGAGTTTATAGGAACAACATCCTCTAGTGATAGATGGACTTTTAAAACAGTAGTAACAGAGAATAGTATTGATGAAGATAATGAAACATCATCTATTACAATAGAAAATTTTTTAGGAAGACCATCAAATCAAACTTCTTCATTCTTTTCTGGAAATCTAAAAGTAATATATGAAATTGAAGGACAAGAACCATATGATGAAGATAAATATATAGCCAGTGATACTATCTATCCAGGAGGATGGTATAGTATCGGTTCACATACTTTTACGGTTCCTAATACAGGAGCAACCCTAGCAATAAGTGGTTCTATGTCTACAAGTAACTTTAATCCTAATAGTGCATCTGCTGAAGGAAAAATAACATTAACTGAAATTTTAGGAAAAATTAGAGTAAGAATAAATAATTCATGGAAAAAGGCAGTGGCATATATAGGAGTTTCAGGAACATGGAAGAAATGTAAAGTATATATCGGAAAAAATAATACCTGGAAACCAGGAAAATAGAAAAGGGAGGTATAAATGGAAAGAAAGGATATAGAAAGACTAGTTGAAGTAGAAGATAGATGTAAATCCAATACACACAGAATAGAAGAACAAGAAAAAAGAATTGATAGTTTAGAGAAAACATATTCTATCATGGAAAAAATGGATTATAGAATGGGAAATGTTGAAAGTTCTGTTGAAAAAATAAATAAAAAATTAGATGATAAAATTCAAGAAAAAGGTAAGAAATGGGATAAACTCATTGATTATCTTTTTTATTTTGTCTTGGCATTGCTACTTGGATATATAGCGATGCAATTAAATTTGAAATAGGAGGTGAATATATATGGATGTAACACAAATAGTATCAATTGTAACAATTTTTGTAACTTGGATTTTAGGCGAAATAGCAAAGAAAAGTAGTTTTATCAGTAACAAATTAATACCTATTCAAAACGTATTGATAGGTTTACTAGTTGCCGGTATAGAGTTTGCAATTACAAAAGATTTTTCAACCGCTATTGCTCTAAGTGGATTAATAGCAGGCGGTTCATACGATATTTTTCATAATTTAGCAAAAATAGTAGAAGGAGAATAATTATGAGTAAAATAATTAATAATAATGAATTTATAAAAAAATTAAAAGAAATAGCCAAATTACCAACTACCTACTATAGTGTAGCAGGTGGAAATTGGGCTAAATGGAATGGCACAAGTTGGAACTTCGACTGTGTTATTTTAATTAAAGCAATACTTTGGGGATGGAATGGTAATAAAGAAGCATCACATGGAGGAGCTATATATGCTTCAAACGGAGTATATGATGACAATGCAGATCAAATCATAAACAGATGCTATGATATATCAACTGATTTCTCAAATATCGCTATCGGAGAATTACTTTGGATGAACGGTCATGTAGGAATTTTTATTGGTCAAGGAGAAGTAATAGAGTGTACGGCTGCTTGGGAAGGCAAAGTTTTATCTAGCAATATTGATAGTAAAGGAAGAAGAATCAGAAATGGTATTCAAGTAGGCTGTTGGAAAAAACATGGTAAATTACCTTATATAGAATATATAACACAAATAAATGGAAATATTAACACTAATACAGAAGTTAATATTTTTTACAGAGTCAAAACTGAAAAACACGGTTGGCTTCCCGAAGTTTGTAATCTAGAAGATTATGCAGGTTGGGAAGATAGTACGATTGTAGGATTAGCTATGAGAACAGATAAAGGGTCATTAAGATATAGAGCGACTACTGTTAGTGGTAAAGTACTAGGATGGGTAACTGGCTGTGATATAAATGATTATATCAACGGTTGGGCTGGTAATAATGAACCTATAGCAACAATTGAAGCTGAATACTTTACACCAGATGACATAGTCAAATCTAGCGGTTATAAGTATCTATACTATAAAGTCAATGAATATCCATATCAAATTGATTTAATTAGAAATATTACTAATGGATTGGATGGCTATGCTGGAATAAAAGGACAACCAATCACTAAATTTCAAGCAGAAATAAAATAGTAAAAAACGGAGTAGGGTTTGGTAACCTTATTCCGTTATTTTTTTTGTTATTGACTTTAAGTAAAAAAAGTTATATTATAATAAACAACTTAGTTGACAAAAACATATAGTTTTATGTTATACTGATAATAGAATAGAGGAAGAAATATGAATATGGATTATTTTAAACAAATTTTTTTAGAATTTGAAGAAAGTACAATGTACAAAGCAAGTGAAATTACAAGTAAATTATTGGAAAAGTATCCTGATTTAGGAAATGAAATTATTCTACCTATTAATATGCAAGAAGATAACAAAAATATTCCAATTTTTGTTTTTAGCCAAAATCCAAATTTTCAAATTCAAGGAAATTTTTATAATGTTGTTATAAGTGTTAATCATCAATTTATTGATAATTTTAATGAAATAATTGAGTTTGTAGTTGAAACATTCAAAAATAATAAAAATAATTTTGTAGGAATTGCATGTACTTTTCAGGAACCCATTGAAAAAGAAAAAATTCATTCTTTTAAGAAGAAACATTTTATTAATTTTGATACAATTGAAAATGATGAAGTACATTTTAGTATGATAAGAGAAATAAACATCAATGAAAAAAAGACAAGATGTTTAGAAGGATATTCAACATTGAATAATGAATTTATATTACATTTTGAATTTAACATGAAAAGAGTGGATTTTAAAATTTTGAATATTAACTACATTTTGAATTTTATAAATCAATGCATAAATTATAAGGAGAATAAAAAAGAATGTTTGTAGGAATGGCATGGTTAAATAATTTAACCGAATATAATTATAGTTATAATTGTCCTGAATTTGTTTATACTTTAAATGAAAGGAATGATTATGTGGTTGATAAAAATTCTCTAAACAAGTCATTTTCTGAGTTGAAAAATAGTATAACAGGGGAATATATTAAATTAAATGGAACTATTAATTTTAAAATCGAAATAGATGAAAAAGGATTTTATTATACTAATGATGAGTATAATATTTATGCTTACGGCATAACTCAAAACGAAGCAGAAAATGATATATTAGAAGAATTTAAAATACAATATGAATTTTACGCACTAGAAGATGATGACAAATTAGATGAAAATGCGAAAAGACTAAAATATAATTTGTTAAAAATATATGGTGATAAAAATGCCTAGAGCAAAAAAAGATGTAGAGAAAGCACTTTCAAAAAAAGGATTTACTTTAGAAAAAAAACGTGATCACAACTATTATTTTGTACATAAAAATGGTAAAAAAACTATAATAAACACTAAAGTTAGTCATGGTTCAAATAAAGATATTGATGATGGTCTATTAAATCAGATGAGAAAACAAATGAAACTTCCTGAAAAAGAGTTTGAAGAATACATGAATTGTACATATTCAAAAGACCACTACCTGGAATTTTTAGAAGCACATGGATATATATAAAAAAGACTTATAAGTCTTTTTTATTTTTCATTTTTAATGAATTTTTCATATCCCAAAAAGAAATCTCTAATATCAATATTATATTCTTGCGCGATATTAAATAAAGTATCTAAAGAAACTCCAACATCGATATTTTGACTCTCAATATGTGATATAAACCCACGACTCAAATCGAATTTTTCGGCAAAAGATTCTTGGCTTTCTCCATTTTTCTTTCTTATATTTTTAATATTTTGTCCAATCAAATTATAAAAATCATAAATATTATTCATTACTACCTCCACAATAATATTCTATAAGAAAATCATTTTGATTTCTGCTATGTCAGAGGTAGCATTTTTTGATGTTTTATAATATAATAAAAAAGAATCAATTATTTTTTTGATTCATGTCAATTCTTCGCGGTAGGCTTGAGTCTTTAGGTTGTATAAATAGTTGGAAAACTTCAATATCCAAATTGCTTGCTATTGCATCTAGTACTTTAAAATCAACACTATGAAGTCCACATTCAATTTCGCTTAAATAGTTTGTTGAAATTCCAACTTTTTCTGCTAATTTTGCCTGAGTGTAGTTTTTCTGAAATCTGTAAAATTTAACATTTTTACCAAAAATCATTTTTAAATCCATAATATCACATCCAATTCTTTACAAATAATATGATATACTTTTTCTTTGTTATACTACACAAGCCCAGAACGAACAAAATTACTTTTGACAAAATAGATAGGAGTTAAAAATGAAAGAAAAAAATAAAATAGACAATATTTCGGAAGCCATAAAGATTATAGAGAAGCAAATAAAAGATTTTGAAAAAAAAAGACCTTTATTTTTTCAAAAGAAAAAATTAAAGATATACAACGCAAGAATAGAAAAACTGGAGGAGTCGAAGAGATTTCTATATAAAAGTATCGAACACTACTTTGATAATAAATAA